GGTTCGCAAGGGCGGCTGGCTTAGCAGCTGCCGTTACTGACTGTGCGGCTTCTACCGTCTCTGCGGTTGAAGCGTCCTTGACGGTGTCTTCCACTTCGTCTCCTTCGGTTGTTGTTGATTCAGGTTCGATTGTCGAATCTGAAATTTGGTCTTCCTCTGTTGCCGCGACTGACTCAACGCGGGCTGATCTGATTGCTGGCTCTGACGTTAATGCAACGCCTGTTAATTCGCCCTTCAAAATGCGAACTGTGCCGTCGTTCATAGTTTCGTATTCGTCAAACATGACTTCTACACTAAAACCGTCGCGCAAACCTTCCTGGGCTTCGACAAGTGCATCGTTGCCCGCGGTTGTTTCTGCAATTTTGAAAGTCGCGTCAATACCTTGCTTCGTTGCATAAATTGAAAGTGTTTTTCCGATACGGCGTGTGCGGTCGTGTTCGAGATTTAGCAAAACGGACGTCGGCTCGATTGATCCTTGTGCAAACTGTACTTTGCCAATTGATGCATTGCCTGTTTCTTCAAACGTTACAATGCGACCTGAAATTGTGCGGCTGTTTGAATCAGCTGCAATGATTTGCATGGGTGTGATTACTTTTTTGCTCATAGCAGCATGTCTTCTTCCTCGCGTATTTCCTCAATCGACATTGCGCCGATTCGGTTTAAGATTTCATAAACTTGCGCTCTTTCCATAGGATTGCCACGTAGGAAATCGTCAAGATCAAATTTGACTTCATTGCCCGCAGGCGTAAAGTCTGCAAATGACAAACGTTCTTCGATTATTGACATGTAACTGCGAAACGCAAAATCAACCAGGTCGCGTCGCTTGTCTAATGCGTTTGCATACGTAAATGATGATTGCTGTGAATCTGTGAAATAAGCTGGCATGTTACAAGCACGGCTTAATTCCAAAGCTACATAGTTGCGCGCTTCATTTAGCTGTAAATTCTTTGGATCGTAACCCAAAGTTTCCAATGTAACGTCAGCATTTAAAAATGCTGTTGATTTATTGGCTCGGGCTGATCGCCAAGCGTTAAGCAAAGCAGTAATGCGATCTGCTGGCAATGATGTGCCATTTGACTTCAAAACCATTTGTGGTATTGGTTCAATGGCAAAATTCATGCTTGCTTTTTCTAAAGCTGCGGCAGCCTTAATTGTGCGCCCTGCGCGACCTAGCAAACCTTCTTGTGTATTTGGAAATACAACTAAATTTGAAGAATCTATTGCTGTGCCGTCAATTCTGTAAGCTGTGATCTCTGTGTTTGTTCTATCTAGCGTAAAAGTCACGCGCTCTGGTGCAATGCGCTCCATTGCTCTGATTTTTCCTGTGTCGGCATACCTGTCGTTCACATAGGCATAAGCGGCAGGGTGGAAAAACAAATCTGAAATAATCCATGACCAAAACGTAACCCCGGGGATACGTGGATCAGGTTGGTTGATAACTCGCGGCTGTGTAACCTTTTCGCCTGTTGCTACGTTGCGTGTGTGCATAGGTAATGAGGCAATAGTTTGAACAATGCCTAAAGCTCTGGCAATTGTTGGCACGGACATAGCTTCGGCGCGGTTGGCCGTTGAAATGCCATAGTAAAAAAAATTGTTGTTTTCTGAATAGTACGGTGCAAGATCGGCGTCAACTGTCTTTTTTTCGGCAGCCTCAACCTTTGCAGGTTTAAATAAATCCAAAAATCCCATGCCCAAATTGTGTCAGGCTTATACGATCAACCCACCATGATGTCAAGATCATTCGTTGGGCGTGTCGCAAAATGTGTAACTAATGCTGTTGCCACTGCACCGCAGACAACTGACTTTGAAGCACGACGTCCAATAACCCAGCCGCCGTCACCACGACGCAATTGCACCGCAGCTAATACTTCTTCGGTTAATTGGCTTTGCCCCCTGTGTTTTAAACGACCACTGTTAATCGCACTCAAAAGCTCATCACAACTTTGCGGATAAGCCCCGTCCATGTCGAAAATCGCAATGCCAGCGGGTGCAAGGCGGGCTGCAACTGCCCCGCTTGTTTTACGTGAATACAAAACGTATTCAACTGCATACTTTCGGGCATAATCGGCTAAATCGTTGGCAACGGCTTTGTCATCTAGCTGCAAATCATTTGCCCATGTGTGTAAAAGCTTCACAACAAAGTTATCGTCGCCAAGTTTTTGAGCTGCAACCAAACTGCCATGTTTTCTGTCAGGCGAAAGATCGATTGCCAACCAAGTTTGTTTTTCAGGATCAAGGTCAACATTCTTATCAAGGCAATTTGCCCATGACGCAGAATCGACTGCGCTAGAAATGGCCACAACCCAGCGGCACAAAACCTCAGTCATGACAACGTCAGCTGGATCATTCAAAACGCTTCGTACGTTGTCCGCGTGAATTGTTATGCCCATTGCTGGATTGCTGTGCCTTGCATTTTCAACGCTTATCTCGTCAGTCGGTGCTGACCATTCAAAATACCCGATTTCATCATCTGCCCCTGCAATGCGTGCAAGCGCGCGGTTTCTAAAATCGTTCAGCACTACACTTGCGCTATCGCCTGCATTTGTATACGCCATGACTAAAGGATTGCGCGCTGCCATAAGGGTGTACCGCAATGACGCAAACGATTCTAGATCGCTCATTTCACGTAATTCGTCCAGGTGGATTGTTTCGGGACGTGAAACACCGCGAGCAGCTGAACCGCCAGCCTTGACCATAAACCGCGTGCCGTGCAATGTTTCGATTTCCTCAGCACCATGCGCCCAGCGGATACGTTTGACCTGTTTGGCCAATGAGTCGTTTGCTTCGATTAGCGAAACTAATGCCCTGAACTGTTCAAGCGAGGTTGCCAGTCTGTGAGCTGACCCGATTTGGAGCGGCTCATTCCACAAGAAAAGCCCGCCAAGAATTCTAATTTGCTGCAAGAAACTTTTTCCGTTTTGTCTGGCCACAACGCAGACATTGATTGGCGTTGCCCACCTGCCGTCAGGTTTAATTTTGTGGCTGTGGATCAGAAAGAATTTTTGCCATTCCATAAGCTCAACGCCAATACTTGACGCCAAATCAATCAATTCATGGCCTCTTGAGGGCAGATCGTTCAATGGCGTGTGGATTCTAGGCGTAGAAATGCCGAAAACGCCTTCTGTGTCCCTACCCAAAACCGTTGTGAGCCGATTTAAGACCTCTTTAGGCAAGACGTGACCTTCTGTGACCTTCTTAGTCATTTTCGTGGCTCTTTGAGTCGTTTTGGGGCAAATTTAAACATGAAAGGGTCAGGGGTGTAGAAGATGTACTAAAAAACCGCCCTCCCTTCGAATAATTGCACGTTGTGCACAAGCACTGAAGATTCCACTCATCATCTCCACCACCAGCAACACGGGGAATGATGTGATCAACGGTTGTGCCTTCGCCACCGCATTGCTGGCATGTGTACTGATCGCGCTGCAAAATTCGCGATCTGATACGACGCCATTGACTTGTCGATCCGTTATTGCCTAGAGCACTGGCCATTAGTAGTACCCCTTGACCTTATGAAACTCCCACGCTTTGCAGCTTGTTGAGTATCGCCCTTTAATGTAAGCGATTGTTTTGTCAATCTGTGCAAAGGGATCAAGTGTACCGTAATGCTTTGAACGCATTTGACCTAACCCATAATGACTGTGATTGCGAGCTTTGTAATCCCAACGAGATTCTTTATGAATAATTGCATTGAAGCATTGAAACTCTTTGTACGATACAAGTTTTACATGCGCATAAATCTTTAAATGATCTACGTTGTATTGACTTCCATTTGCAGGCGTCATTCCAATGACACAAAGCACGCCCCCACAGGTTTTGTCCCCTTGTGGATAACTCTTGTGGATAACTATTCATTCTTACCCCCTATGTTTGCCACGGTCATAAACGTACAAATGCTGCATTGAATTGTTTCAACGCCTTCTGGCAATAAATCAGTTATCTTGTGAATGACTTGTTTTGTAACTCTTTTGCACTTTCGACACTCAAATTGCACTGTTTGCATAGTTTGATTTCCTTAGATTTTCGATAGGTTGCAGGTTGATTTGTGTGACCCACCAATTTGGTTGCTTTGAATGGCGGTATTTGTCGCGCCTAGCCATAGCTATGGGAATCCAACCCTTTATGTCAAAATCAGGCGAAGTACCAGTGACCAGCACAGCAATGTCATTTGGTCGGTCGTATTCATGCACAATGAGCTGGCCTGTGTCGTACTTCGTCCATTTGACTTCAATTGAATTGCCAACGTCAGCTTTGTTTTTCCACTTATGCTCAAATGGGTCGAACGGCAAACCAAAATATTTGGCCACAACCCATTCACTGCCAATTGTTTCGCTGATCTCAATAATGTACTCAGCAAATGACTTTGTCTTGTCGTACATGTTTGGCATGGTTGACCCGCCATTTTGCTGGTACTTGATCGCAGCTAATAAACAAATGACTTGTTCATCACGGTGCAATTTCATCTTCACCGGCAACCGCCACAAAACCAAATAATCTTTTCGTTTGCGTCATAGCCTTTTTGATAGCCAAAATCATCATGTTTTGACAGCATTGAGCATTTGTCGCACTGGCTCATTTTGTAAATTGCTACAACTGCACCATTTTTTAGCAAACGGCATGTCATTGTTTGCGGGTTGATTAGCTCGACATAGTCGCTCATACTTGTGGTTTCCATTTTCCGTCACTGGCAACGACGTACCAACGCGGTTGGCATTGTGTTGCTTTTGTACGCTCTGTGCAGAAATAGCCGCCCCACATTTTGTTTGATCCTTCAGCCGCTTTTTTCCAGATCATGTGACCATGACTGCATTGTGGGCTTTCATCTGCCAATTTACCGCCCAATTCACTTGCGATCTGTGAAATGGCGTCAGCGGCCGTGACAATGCCAGCGGCGTGAACTTCAGCTTCAGTTTTATAGCTTGGCACGTCACCAAACTTTGTCGTCCAATAGTCGTATTGTTTATCAGCATTTGCCACGACTGCACTTTTGTTTTCAACCTGCGCCATGATCTCTTTTGTACTGCGCTCGGCACCACCCATAACTAGCTGTTGAACACGCATAATGCAGCTTGTGACCGTATCTTCGACAAACCAACGTTTCATGTTTTGTTGGTATGCGCCCTGATACCCATAGGCATAGTCAATACCCGCTGGCTGTTCATCATCTTGTGTGCGATAAGCTTTGGCTTCGACTAATACATAGCCTTTTTCTGCGCTAAATTCCACAATGCGCGTTTCAATTCGTCCAGTCGGGTACGTGGCCAACCAGCGTTCGAGTCTTTCGCGTGAAGCTTCGTAGTTATCTAGAAAACCCATTTAACTTCCCTTCGACTTGATGAATTAACGTATCTGCAATGTGCTGTGATAGACATGACGTGCAGCCATGACCTTGCGTTTCGTGAACGCAGCCAATAGATGTGGTTATTGCCATTTTTATAGTTTGAGCCAATTCGGTCATTTTTTTACCGCATTTGAACTGTGACGACCAATTGCCTTACCGCGTGCTAAACCTTCACGACGGCCGTCTGTAAAGCCTTTTGAATAGCCAATCGCAATTGTTAGAACTGACCAAATCATTAGCATAAATAGGCGAATTAAAGTTTCGCCGTCAAGCAAGTCAACTACCATTTTTGATCTCCCGAATCTAGGAGGTAACCATTACCACCTGCAATAAGGGTGAACCATGATCCTGACAAAATCAAGCATTGCGCGTGTTGTGCGGCGTGTCGCTAGCCAAAAACCTTGCCGTCAACAATAAATGAGCCGTCCTTTTCAATTGGCACGATCTGCGGGCTGACCTTTGAACCTTCTACGCGTAAAATGCCAAAGCCTTGTGTCCAGTTGGCCGTGCCTTTTGTGTATTTCGCAGCTGAAAAACGCATGAGGTTTCCGACCTCCATGCCCCATAATGTGCGTCCCATTTTGTAGCCGCTGGATTCGGTGAAAGTGGAAATTCCCAAACGGTGCGTGTGACCTTGCACGACAGATTTACCGTGGAGGCGTGCAGCTCTCAAAGCCGACGCCCCTGCGTTTGGCGTTGTGCCCTGTTCGTCTCCATGAATTGCGATCCAATTTGTGCCCTCAATTGCATAGGGCTTCACGTGAAAGTTAATGCCTAACTCATCTAGCTTCATGAAATTTTCATAGCGCAGTTCAGGCGCACCCAACAACGCTGGCAAACGGCTAGCAATTGAATTGAACAAACGGTCAGTGTGGTTTGAACGCACCATGTTGGCTTCTGGCACATGGCGGGTTAATTCCCATAACAACTCAACGCAGCGATCACGGTCACGGCCAATAGTCGGTTCGTGTTCTTCACTTAACCCACGCGACCATTTTGAAATTGTATTAAAATCTATTTCGTCGCCAATTGTAATGACTTCGTCCGTTTTAAAAGCTTTGATAAAAGCTGCCAAATTACGCGTTGCCCGTACATCTTCAAAGGGAACTTGAAGATCACTGACAACAACGATTCTTTTCATTCGTCGTCGTCTTCGTATTCCGTCGACCCGATTCTGTTTGGATCGACTGGCTCAGGCAAAATCCAGCCAGGATAAGCGTCTTTGTCGCTAAGAATACCTAATGCAATTTCGACGCTAAAACCAGCCTTACGCAATGCTTTGTAATACTCATTCAATGCAATGCAGTATTGTTCAAGCGGTGAATAGTCAATGTCCTTGACTGTTGCTACGCGTTTGCGAGTAGGT